TGTGGAGGATTGGTCTGCGATGTACGCCGAGAGGGGCATTAAGACCCACATTATCAAGTCCGGGAAGTTCAAGGGAGCTGGTGCCGAGGGTGCTGAAGTCACTCAAGAGGAGCTGGATGAGATTCAGAGGATGGCTGACAGCATCAATGACCTGTTTGCTAATGCTGTTGCCAAGGGCAGGAGCATGACCATGTCTCAGGTTGCCAAGGTCAATGACGGCAGGGTGTGGCTGGCCGAGGAGGCCCAGGGTCTGGGCCTGATTGATGGCGTCGAGTCATTTGATGTGGCCATGAACAAGCTCAGGGTTGAGGCCAGGCCTGCCCGATCCACCAAGAGTGCCAAGGCCAAGATGGCTGTGGCAGCACTGTGAATCGTGGTTGCGGTGCGAAGCGAATGGCCGATTTTGCTAGTAATATTGACGTAAGTTGCAGTAAATCAATGGCTTAGTGGTGCGAATGGGAACTCCGAAGTTTCTTACCTACTTTGGTAAGAAATGCCTAAAGATGAATCCGCTCTCTTGATAAGCCAGGGTGATCTGCTCTGTGTAGGGCAGCCCTGGTTTTTTTATTGATGAGCCAAAAGTACCCCTATCCCATTGCTTTGCCATGCAAGTGTGGTCAGACATTCTGGAGTATTTTTATGTGTAGGTATCACAAGTGCCCCTGGTGTGGTCATGTGTGGGATATGACTCCCCGGAATGACAAGGGCGTCAAGCCGGCCAGGGACAACAGCATTGACATTGGGCTCAAAGAACCTATGATGCCCTGTTAGACAATTCAGCCTGACCACAAGCTGGATCACGGGTGCCTAGATGCCCAGAACCAGCAAGTGAGACAGTGATATGCTCCTGGCCTAGATTCAGGGGCGGATTACTAAACAGCAGAATCAACTGCTGGCTGGTGATCCGCCCCTGTTTTTCAGGCATGCAGGCAGGACTCCCAGCCTGTGGAGCATGCAATGCCAAAATCAAAAAGCGAACTGCAGCAAGAGATGGCTGCTGCCAGGACTGGCGCAGAGGCTATCAATGCTGTTGCCGACAAAGACAACGAGGGTGTTCTGTCTGATGAGCAGGCAGATGAGGTTGACAAGTATGTTGCCGACTATGAGGCAGCCAAGGGTTCTCTGGCCAAACTGGAAGCCAACGAGCAGCGGAGGCTCAAGGTTCAGGCCATGCAGGAGGATGTGCTGGTCAGGCGGACCAAGCCAGGGATCGAGAGTCATGAGGCTGAGATTCCTGTGGAGGATGAGGATGCTGATCTGGTGCCTGCCAGGGTTCGCAGATCAGACCCCAAGATGAGGGGGTTTGACTCTCCTGGTGATTTCCTCACATCCATCATCAACAGTGAAACCAGGGGCATCACTGACAAGCGGCTCGATCCACTGCGATCCAGCATCACTTCAGACAATCCTGATGCCACATTCAAGGCTGCTGTTGGCAGTGATGAGCAGTCCACATTCTCAGACCCATATGGTGGGTTCCTGGTTCCAGAGGGCATGAGCCCGGAACTGCTGTCCACTGCCTTTGAGGGTGATCCGTTGGCCGGCAGAACCATGCCACTGCCCATGGACACGCCTGTAGTGAACATCAATGCAAGGGTAGACAAGACCCACACCAACAGTGTCAGTGGTGGGCTGAGGGTCTACCGCAGAGCCGAGGGTGACACCTCCAGCTCCAGCAGGCAGGAATTTGAAAAGATCAAGCTGGAGGCCACAGGGCTCTTTGGTGTGTCGTTCATCACTGAGGAATTGCTGATGGACTCACCCCGATCTTTCGCAGCCATGCTGGAGGCGGGGTTCAGGGATGAGTTCGCAGCGGTGATTCTGAATGAGCGATTGAATGGCACTGGTGTCGGCGAGTTTCTGGGCATTAACAATGCCGGGTGCCTTATCTCAGTCAGCAAGGAAACAGGCCAGGCTGCCACCACCATTGTGTATGAAAACGTGATCAAGATGCGAGCCAGGGTCTGGGGATACAACAGGGCTGTGTGGCTGGCCAACCATGACTGCATTCCTCAACTCATGCTGATGAACCAGTCGGTGGGCACTGGTGGCATTCCTGTGTGGCAACCCTCTGGACGAGAGGATCACCCAGATGTGCTGCTGGGCAGGCCGATCTTTTTCAGTGAGTTCCCCAACACCATCGGCACTGCTGGCGACCTCATCTGTGGCAACTGGTCACAGTTCCTGGAGGGCACCTATCAGCCTCTGGGTTCTGCCGAGTCCATTCATGTCCGTTTTGTGAACCATGAGCGGACATTCAAATTCTTTATGCGGAATGCAGGCTCTCCATGGTGGAGGGCTGCCTTGACTCCAAAGAACGGCTCAACGTTGAGCCCATTTGTCAGGCTTGCCACCAGGGCCTGATTGAGTTTGTCTCAGCCACGGGCGTGGGGATCTTCCGCCCCGGAAGCGGGTGTGTGCTCCGATAGGACGCCACCCGTTTTGGATCGAGTGTTTCAGAGCCATAAGGAGCAAATCAAATGGCATCACCACAGGGTTCACACAAGTTGTTTGCCAATGTCCTGATCAAGTCTTATGACTTCGATCCTGATGGCACTGACGCAGTGGATGTGTCATGGCAGGACATGAGGGATTTTGGCACTTTTGGTGTTGTGTTCGTCAGGACAGTGGGCACATCGGCACTGGATACGTTTGCCATTCTGGGCAATGCTGCCAGTGATGGCAGCGGCACTGATGTCAACATCAAAACACATGCTGTGGCATCAGAGCCTAATGCTGTTGCTGACATGGTTGTGCTGGAGTGCACTGCTGCAGAACTGGCCCAAGAGGGTGAGGACAACAGTGTGGCATTGCGGTATGTCAGTGCCAGTTGTGAATTCGCCACAGGCACAGATGAGGGTGTGGTTATCTACATCTTTGGTGCCCCAAGATGGGCTTACAATGCCCTGACTGCAGACATCATTGCCTGATGTGTTCAGAACCCAATATGTGGATTTAAGGACTATGTGTCCTGTGTCCACTGCCATTGGCTAACAAAGGTCACTTTCACAAAAAGGAATCCCGACAATGGCCAGATCACCACAGACTGCTTTATTCAGCAGAAACATCCCTGGTGGCATTAATGTATTCAGCGATCTGCTGAAGCATGGCACAGGCAACATCTACTGGGTAGATAGTGTCAATGGTGCCACCACCAACAGCGGCACCAGCCCCACTGATGCCCTGGCCGGCCTTGATGCTGCGATCAACAAGACCACAGCCAGCCAGGGTGATCTGGTTGTGTGCATGGAGGGTCATGCTGAAACCATTGCCACTGCCGCTGCCATTGATCTTGATGTGGCAGGAGTCCGGGTGATTGGTCTGGGTGATGGAGCCTCAAGGCCCACATTCACACTCTCAGCAACAGGCTCCACATTTGAGATTGCTGGTGCCAGCGTCACAATCGAAAATCTGCTGTTCACAACCTCTGATGCAGCCACAATCATTGTGGATGTCAATGCTGCCGATGTCACCATCAGGGGCTGTGATTTTCTGATGGAAACAGGTGTCACTGCCATTGACATCAATGGGGGCAGTGCCAACGCCTGTGACAGGGCCAGGGTTCTCAACTGCCTGTTTGATGCATCCACTGATGGCCCTGACACTGCAATCGGTTTGGATGAGGTTGCTGACAATGTGATTATTGATGGCTGCTATGCATTCGGTCTCTACGATGATGCATGCATTCACAATGTGACTGGCAAGGTGCTCACCAACCTGAGGATCAGCAACAACTTGCTGATCAACACCACAGCGGCCAGCCATTCCATCGAACTGGTCAGTGCCTGCACAGGCATCATTGTCAACAATATGAGTGGAAGCCCGCTTGATGATGTAACGCCTACAGGCATTGATGGTGGTGCATGCACCAAGCTGCAGAACTTTGGTTCAGACAATACTGATGACACCTCAGGCGTTCTCAGTCCTGTCGCGTTGTCATAAAGGAGTGCAGTGCCTGAATGGCCATGGTGATCACCTATGACGAGGGTGGCCCAGTCAACACCATCATTGGCACATGGACCAGTACCAGTGGCGGCAATGCTGTTGCAGACACCAAGAAAATCAGTGGTGAACTCATCAAAGCCATCACAATCCCTGACTCGGTTGATGTTCCTACTGACAGCTATGACTTGAGGCTGTTCAATGCAGATGATGGTGATATTAACCTGCTGGCTGATTGTGACCAGAAACTGGGTGACAGGTCAGACACAAATACAGAGGAGGTGTATTTCATTGAAAAGGATCATGATGGTGCACCCCTGGCCAAGCCCACACACCCAGTTGTCAATGGGTTGATTGAGCTGAATATCAGGCTGGCTGGTGACACCAAAAAGGGTGTGTGCGAAATCTACTGGAAACCATTGAGGGCATGACTCATGGCAATGGTACTGACTTATGATGAATCAGCGGGTGTGATCAATACCATCATTGCCACATGGACCAGTGATGGCAGTGGTGATGCTGCTGCCACCAGCAAGAAAATCAGCGGCGAGATTGTCAAGGCCATCACAGATCCTGGTGCAACAGCACCAACAGCCGATTATGACATTGTGGTGACTGATGACAATAGTTTTAACATCTTCACCAATACTGATGATGATCTGGTTGACAGGCACACCTCCACTACTGAGGAGGTGTATTTCTTTGAGAAGGATCATGCTGGCACACCAGCAGCACAGCCTGTGAGGCCTGTGGTGAACAGTGTGCTGACTATTACGGTGTCCAATGCTGGTGCCACCAAGGATGGTGTTCTGAAACTCTTTTGGTCTGCAGTAGTGAGGTGATCCATGCAAGCAGTTGAATTTGTCAAGGCAGTCGATGGGTTCAAGGTGGGCCAAGTGATAAAGGTTGGTGATCTGGATTCAGCCCATCTGCTGAGGCGGCATGTAAAATTCGGCAATGCCATTGAGGTCAGTGTCAAGAAACACCCCAGGGTCAAGGAATCCAAGCCCCAGCCTGAGGCTGACCCTCCTACTGGGGAGGCATCATCTACGGATGATGAGGTGGAAGTGTCTGCAACTGAGGAGTTTGTCACTGAGCTTGGTGATGCTGGTGTAGTATCAGAACAGGAGTGATGATCCATGGCAGATGTATCTGTCACAGCAGCCAATGTTTCAGCGGCAGTCAGTGCTGTTATTGGATCGGCAACAGCAGGAGCCACAATCACTGCTGGACAGTCCGTATACATCAACACATCTGACAATAAGGCTTATCTGGCTGATGCAGATACCCTGGCAGCCTCTGCTGCTGCGGGCATTGCACTGAACGGTGCATCTGATGGCCAGCCGATCGACTACATCCAGGTAGGCAATGTTGATGTGGGAGGCACACTGACTCTCGGTGCTGTTTATGTGGTATCCACCACAGCAGGCGGCATTGCCCCACTGGCTGACTTGGGTACTGGTGACTATGTGACTGTGTTGGGTGTGGCCACAGCCACAGACAATCTCCTGGTGAATCTTATAGTGAGCAATACTGCTGAACCATAAGCCATGGATTTTGGAAAAATCAAAATTGTGACAGGTGCCACAGCAGAGCCTGTGACCTTGGAGGAAACCAAGAACCACCTCAATACCACTCACAACGAGGATGATTCTGAAATTCGCAGACTCATCAGGAGTGCCAGGAGGTGGGGCGAAAGATTCCAAGGCAGGCAGTATTGCTCTGTCACCTATGACCAGTGGCACAATGATTTCCCTGGAGGCAGGTGCATTGAACTGCAAAGAGCACCATTGCAGTCAATCACCTCAATCAAGTACCAGGACACTGATGACGCAGAGCAGACCTTCTCGTCAGGGGATTATCAGTTTCTGACTTATGATGATGCCCCAGGAACCATTGAACTGGACTGGGATGCCTCCTGGCCAACAGTGTATGACAAGGCTGATGCAGTAGTGATCAGGTTTGTGGCAGGGTATGGAGATGAGACAGCGGTGCCAGACACCATCAAGGGGGCCATACTGTTGCATGTGCAGGCCCACTATGACAGGCCTGATCCACAAAGGATGGGCTCATTGATGAATGCTGCACAGGATCTGTTGTGGCAAGACAAGGTTGAGGTGGTGTGACCAATGGCCAGGGCACCAGAACCAGATGCTGGGTCAATGAGGCATGTGGCTGACCTGGAGGAGCTTGTGCCCACAGGCAGGCCCAATGCCGAGGTGGAGCCTGCCTACAAGTTTGTCAGGAAAGTCAGGATTGCCATTCACCCGATTTCAGGCAATGAGTTCTTTGAAGCTAATCAAATGACACAGAGGGTCACTCACAGGATCATGATGAGGTGGATTCCTGAAAAAGTGACTCCCAGCCACAGGCTCAAGATGGTTGACAGGGTATTCAATATCACATCATCCGTTGATGTGGATGAGAAACACAGGCTCCTCTCCCTGATGTGTCTGGAGGCTGCCTGATGCCACCAACAACATCCATGAAGCTGGAGGGTGGGAAAAAACTCCTTGCTGCTTTTGACAAGTTGCCAGAGGCAGTGGGGAAAAAGCTGCTGGTGCCAGTTATCAGAAAAGCAGCCAAGCCGATGGTGAAAGAGGCCAAGGCTGGAGCACCCAAGAGGACAGGACTGCTCAGGATTGCTATTGGTGTCAAGGCCTATCGACCCAGAGGTTCTAAGACAACCAGTCTGGCAGTGATCGGTGTGAGGACAAAATTTAAGACCAAGAAAAACACAAAACTGGCAGGCAGCGGCAAGGGTAGCAAAATTGAAATCCAGCCTGCCAAGTATGCTCATCTGGTTGAGTTCGGCACAGCACAGCACTGGGTCAGGGCCAATCGTAGTGGGGTGCTATCGTTTGCGGGAATTGTCACCAAGGCTGCACTGGTTGGTGCATCAAGAGATCAACCATTCATGACTCCTGCATTCAACAAAAAAAGTGGCACAGCACTGAGGCTGATTAAAGCCAACCTGTGGAGAGGTATTCGCAAAGAGGCCAGGAGGTTGTCAGCGTGAATCTGCGGCCAGGATTGAGGCAGTATCTGTATGGCTTGCCATCCATCCGTGGGCTGGTTGGTGCACGTTTGCATTCAGAGGTGGTGCTGTCCGATGAGTTTCCCTATGTGACTTTTGAGAGAACCAGCCAGGGCCCTGATCATCACCTGAACTCAGCCACAGGTCTAACAAGTTCATCATGGCGGTTTGACATATTCAGCCTGAACATCAGGACTGCTGAATTGATTGGTGAGGCACTGAGAAGTGGGCTGGATGGATTGAAACACACCACGATGAGAGATGTGGATGTTAGGTGGGTGGGAATGACAGACCAGCGGGATGACTTTATTCCAGCCACAGATGGAAGTGAGCCGGGGATTTTTACCATCAGCCAGGACTATGACATCTGGCACAGGGAATCTGTGCCTGTATTCCCAGCAGTTTGATAGGAGCTAACCCATGGCACTGACAGCTACCGATACTGGTTATGGCACAACCATTGCTTACACAGGCCATCCATTTGCCGAGATTCTGAGTTTGGAATGGTCTGGCATCAGTAGAGAGGCCATTGAAACCAGCCACATGGGTACAACTGGCTCAACCACTAATGCCAAGACCTATATCGCAGCGGACCTGTATGATGCTGGGGAAATCACTGTCGAGTGCAACCTGGATGATGTTGCCATTGCTTGGCTCCCAACAGCAGCAGCGGCAACCACCACCATCAACTTTGCTGCACAGTCATCCACTTGGGCTGCAACCTGTTTTGCCACCAATGTGGATGTCAGTGTTCCACTGGATGACAGGATGACTATTTCAGTCACACTGAAAGTGGCTGGCGAGATTACTGTGGTCTGATAGCAACTGTGCCTGGCAAACCATAAGGGGCGGACATATGTTCAATGTTGAGGAATTTTTCAAGGCCAACAAGAGGCTGGAACCCAAGGACATTGAGGGTTTTGGTCAGGTTTGGATCAGTGAGCTTGATTGTCAGCAGTTTGACAAGATCAGCATGGTGCCCAACAAACTGCACCAGAGCCTCAGGCTGATCATTGCCACAGCCTGTGATCAAGAAGGAAAACCGATATTCAAGGACGAGGATTTGCCCAAGCTGAATGCCCTGCCCATCGGCAGAATCCTCCCACTGCTCAATGCCTGCAACGAGGTCAACAACTTATCAATGGAGGAGGATGATCTGTTGGGAAAATCCGGGGGGATCGAGTAAAGAGGTTCTGGCATCAACTGGCTCTTGCTTGGTCTTGTCCTGTGTGGATGGCAAAATCCATGTGTCCGATAGGCGAGTTCAGGGATTGGGTTGCCTATTACCAACTAGATCCATGGGGAGAGGAAAGGGCAGACCTCCGCAGCGGCATTGTTGCAAGTGTATTCAGCAATGCAATCCAGGCTCTGATCAGAACAGTGGCCAGGAAACGTGGCAAGGGCAAGGAGTTCAAGCCCAAGGATTTCATGCCTGAGTTCGGCAAAAAACGCAGACAGTCCTCCCAGCAGATGCAGCAGACTCTCATGGCATTCACAGCGGCACACAAGATGATGGGCAAGAAACCCAAGAAATAGTCAATGGCTAAAACCACCATCGGCAAACTGTCCGCGATACTCAGCCTGAACACTGCCCAGTTCAGTAAGGGGATGAGGTCTGCCGGCAAGCAGTTCAAGGCATTCAGAAAATCAGTGAATGCTGCTGGTGTCAGGGTGGTCAAGTTTGGTGCTGCTCTTGGTGCTGCTGCAGTGGCAGGTGCTGCCTTGCTTGTGCGGCAATCGTTTAAGGCCATAGATAGTCTGGGCAAGATGTCCGATGCCCTGAATATCAGCACAGAGCAACTGGCTGCCCTGAGACATGCTGCCAAAATCACAGGCACTGAATCATCACAACTCGATAAGGGACTCCAGTTTCTTAACAAAACTCTGGGCGAGGTGTCAACAGGGATCAGCACTGAGGCCACAAAGGCACTGGAGGAAATGGGTCTGCGTGCAGAGGATCTTATAAAACTGGACACAGGCCAAGCATTCACTGAGGTAGCTGACAAGATATCCAAAATGGACAACTCATTTGAGAGGGCAGCCATTTCACAGAGGGTGTTTGGTAGGGGTGGCAAAGAACTGATCAACCTGTTGATGACTGGCAGGGAGGGAATTGCTGCCTTTGGTGATGAGGCTGACAGGCTGGGCATCACGGTATCCAGAGTGGAGGCCAATCAGATTGAGGGGGCCAATGATGCCATCACAAGGCTTGCTGCCACATTCCAGGGTATTGCCAATCAGGTTGCTATTGTGGTGGCACCAGCCATTGAAATGATTGCCGAGAAATTCACAAACACTGTGGGCAGTGCTGGCAATCTCAGAGAAACAATTGTCGGTATCATGAAAAAAATTGCCAAGGCCATTGCTGTTGTGATTGTGGTGGTTGACAGGCTGGCCAGGGGATTCAAGGTGATTGGTTCATTTCTTGGGATCTTCACCAACCTGTTGGGCATTGATGCTGCTGTTACTGGCGAGAAATATGATGCATCTAAGGGGTTCAAGAGGTTTGGTTCTGCTGTGTCCAGTGCTGCTGATGCCAATGCACCCACAGTGGAAAGTCTGACAGAGGGCATTGATGACCTGTTTGACCAGTCAATCCCACGGTCAGGGGTTGCTGGTTCTATAAGTGATACTGCAGTATCAGGTAGTGCCAGGGTGCTTACAAACTAATGGCAACCACTGTCCATGTTGATGTCATATCCA